ACATAGGCGATGTTCTCGAATACAGCGGAGATTGGACGGTTAAAAGGTCAACTGTCGTTGCGGGCACTAAGAAATTTGCAGGTATAGCTCTTACGAAGGCTCTAAGCGGCAAAAGCGTTAGTGTTATAAAAAGAGGAATTTGCAGAGTAATCGCTTATGGCACTATAACTGCAGGAGATCAGGTCAAACCACAGAATGGCACACGATTTGTGACAGACAACACGACTCTGAACACTACGATCGTAGGTCAAGCAGTCCAAGGCGCCGCAAGCGGCGGCACCGCATACATTGAACTCTGGTAAAAGGTGATTTGAAATGGCTATGGTTCGTGATGCTTTTACATGGGTCGACACAGGCGCTATAGAGTATCCCGCTCTGCACAAGCACATTATAGAGTTAACGATGCCCGCTCTCGTCGTAAAACGGCTTTTGCCAGAGTTTCCGCTTGTTGCAGGTCGAACAGCCACATTTCCGAAAGAACAAGGCTCAAGAAGCATTGGCATCAGTGAAATCAGCGAAGGAGCGGAAATTCCGATGGACTTTACGCCTTTAACAACCGTAACTGTGACGCCTTACAAGAAAGGGCTGCGAGAAAGGATTTCGCGTGAAGCCATCGAGGACTTGTATATTCCAGTGATTGAACAGCAGCTCCGGCGTCTCGCGAGACGTATGGCCTATCAGATCGACAAGGACTGCATGACAGTCATTGATCTCGGAGCTGGTAGTAGCAGTGCTGGCACGGGCAAAAGTCTTGGAGCCACAGGCACAGAGTTCACCATAACTGGCGGCATTGGCACAAAGGATCTGCTTTGGGCTGACGCGAAAATTGCCAGCTACAACTTCATTGCTGATTCTTTGCTTTGTAACCCTGTCAACGCGCGTGATCTGAAATATTTACCACAATTTTCTCTATACGCTCAGTACGGGGAACCCGTGATTCAATCTGGAGCTATAGGGACGGTCTACGGATTGCAATTCTTTGTTAGCAACGTTGTGCCTGCAGGTACCGCTTACGTGCTTAGCACGGGACAAAATCTAAGCGCATCCTATGCTCCTTTAGGCTTTTTCGTCATAAAGCGACCTCTGCTTACTGATATTGACATCAAAAAAGAGTTTGATGCTGTGGACATCGTCCTCAGTACAAGGTTCGCGCCGGTCATAACATGCGGAGAGGCAATCAGCAAGATAACGGGTTTGGCGACAACTTAGAATTAGTTCGAACTTTTCGGATTCATTTCCCCATTTTCTTATTTTCCATTTTTTGTTTCAATGCTTGAAGGCGTGCCCTTCAGGCGGAACAAACGAGCCCTTAAAGGGAGGTGAAAGACAACAATGAAGAGTAAACTTGTTTTTGCGGCCCTCTTGGCTGCGCTTACGTGCATGCTCGTAGGCTTTTCGGTGTCTATTGTGCATGCGCAGGGCGAAGCCCAGACTGTTGAAGCTCCCTTGACCTTCGGCTGGATCATAGTGGCTTGGCTGATCTACAGCTTCACCGGCTTCTTCGCGAGCGGAGAAACGTTCAACGGCGTCAAATTCGCGAGAACCTTTATCATTACGATAGTCGCAGCGTTTATAGCCATAGCTTTGAAAGTACCACCGGGAAACGTAACTACTCAATACGGACCTATTTTAGACCAGATCGCAACGGTTATTTTGAACACAGGCCCAGGAATAACTCTCATTTACTTGCTGGAAAAGCTCTGGAAGATCGTTAGCAACATTAAGACGAAGCTTGAAAAGGCCAAGGAAATCGTTTCAGCGCCGGGACCGCCAACTCCTACAGCTTAAACAACGTTTCCCCTTTTCCCCTTTTTTGTTTCTCTGTTTCGTTTACGTTTGAGAAGGTTATGAAAAATTGACTGTGCAATATGTTGTTGTTGCAGATATTCAGGCCCAACTAAACGCTACGTATGACTCTGGAAGCCTAACTTACACGGTTTTCGGTTTATCCGTCTCTCAAGCATCCTTTCTGGCACACGTTGATTTTGCAAATCTTTACGTTAACTCTATTGTAGGTCAAGACCTGCAAACCACGGACCCACGTTATAACTGGGCTAAGATGGCAGCATTAAACCTGGCTTCGCTTAGAGTTTTAGTGGCTGCAAGTGGGGGTATGCTGCTTGGCGCCTTTGATTATCGACTTGGCGATCTCTTCATTACTAAGGCTACGATCGGTCGAGTAGCATTTCAGAATGCAGCTCAGGGCTTTAAGGATGATCTTGTTAGAATGCTCATGAATTTTGCAACGCCAGTTATTGCAGCTGAAGCCTCAACCAAGGACGAAGTCCCAACTTATCGTGGTGGACTTATTAACCCATAATGAAATCTCTGGTGATTAAGTTATGAGCTATTGGGGTCATGTCTTAGGCAAGGGCAACTACATCGTCGCAAGGGTGAACAGCGTCAAAATGGTTTTGACAAGCGCCGAGCTGCAGCAACTCTTGGATAACGGGTATGACGTTGAAATCGTTACGCCAAGTTAAGTGAAACCCGAAACTCTCAGAAGGCTGTTGGTGTGGTTGAAGCTTTCTCCTTTCTGCTTTCAGCATTTTCAGCATGGGCTTTCTGAGGGCGGGAATTTGTTTGATGATTGAGAAGCTGAAACGCTTGAGCAAGCTTGTCTGTGAGAAGTGTTCTGTTACTGACTATTCCGTTTGCAGTCATTGCGAGATTAAAAAGTTGATAGATGAGTTGATGTACAAGTGAATGTTCCACAAAGCTATTACGATTTCATAATGAAATATGCGCCTTATTTTTACGTGATTGCCACAGCCATGACTGCTGATCCGCCGTCTGGGCAGAAGAATGTGACGGTTGCGGATGGCTCAAAGTTTCAGACTGGCTATTCTGTGGAAATTAAGGATGATGTACACAGTGAATGGAACACGGTGGCTTCTGTTGCTGGTAATGTTGTAACCATGCAAAACAATCTTGCCTACACGTATTATGTTGCTAAAAATGGGAAGGTTGAAGGACCTGACCCAGCTTATGGGAAAGGTGCTTTTCCCGCTGCTTTCGCAATTGATTTTCTTTCTCAAGCCTATTCTGATTCTCAGTTTGCGAGCAAACAAACCGAGATTTACAACAAAATTGTTGCACTTGCAGACTTTATCTTAACTCTACAGTGCACGGATAATCTGAAGAAGGCGTATGGCGGGTTCAAATCCAGCGAATCAAGCACTCAGTATTATGCGATTGATGCGGGTCGTGTTATTCCAGCTTTGCTTAAGGCGTATGCTCTGATCGGCACTTCGGGCTATCTTGACGCTGCAAAGCTTGCAGGCTACACGTTTCTTTATACGATGCAGCATGAACCGGCAAACTTGGGGATTCATGACAAGTACTATGGCGGTTTTGCAAACTATGTAGACATCTCCAACAATTGGAGTACGGTCATGACTATTGAGTGTTTGTATAATTTCATTGGCTTGAAGATGTTGGCTGACACCTACGATCCGACAAATGCTTCGCGGTATAACGGTATGATGGTAGATTCAGTTGTTTTCTTACGTGATGGTTTTGAGCAGCTCTATTTGTATTATCAGCCTCCGCCTTCGGGTTCTGGCGTCTGGTACCGGGTGGGAATCAATGATACCGAAGTTTACGATGACCCAATTAGCTTCGCATTGCTTGGGCTTTACACTTATGAAGGCTGGAGCGCGTCTTGCCAAAGAGTGTACAATTTTATTGAGACAATTCGAGCTTCAGCGCAGTATCCAGCTTACAATCCCGCCATCTGCTGGCCTGGTTACATTGACGTGGTTACACGTTTTCCAGCATGCGCCTATTATGATGCGATTACAAGCGGAATCTTATGGAAGATTAGAGCAGTACATGATAAGCCAAGCCTTGCCTTAAGCATGCAAATCATTAACAAGTATGAAAAGGAGTTCTTGGCTTCTTGGGGTCCTTTATTCACGGATTACAGTCCCATCACGGCTCAGAAGGCCATGGCTAATACGACATGGCTTGCACAACTATTCCTCAATTATGCGGACCCAGTGACAAACTTCACACGCATTTTAGACTTGGAAGGGGAAAACCTGCTTCTCTATCCCATTCGTGAAGCTGCTGAAACAGTCACCTATAGTGAAGCCTTAAGCATTAAAGGAACCGTGACAATGGGCACGGCAGGAGAAATCATGATTGAACCCGGCTATCTCTTTGAAGACCACATTACAGTTTACACATTCGTGCCGGTACGTCTCCACGACAAAATCAGGCGTGCTGGCGTTGACTACGAGGTTTTAACCGTTCAAGCCTTCGATTTGAACGGAGACCCAGAATATTACAAAAACGTTTGTCGGAGGCTAATTAGTCAATGAGCGCGTACGAGGACCCTGTAACAACAGTAATCAGGCTTCTCAGCAAGAAAATCCAAGTGAGTAAGAATGATAACTCGATCGCAGTCCTCTACGTCAGCAAGGAATGGTACGACAGAGAACTCTTCAAAAACTACGACGCACAATTAAGCGTGGGTTTAACTCAAAGTCAAGATGAGATGCTTGAGATCTCTGGCAGAATACGCAGACGTATAGGAAGGCTTCGTGTTAATATTTGGGCTACAGATAGACCTCAGACGTCAGACCCTGGCAGAACAATGCGTCAGAAGATCGTTGAAGAAGTGAACCGTGTTGTTAGGCAAAACATGAAGACTCCAAATCAAGCATTTTATGATTTTTCTGGGCTGGGCTATCCGTCTGGAGATCCGCATAAAGCGTTTTCAGGTGCCGCAGCGAGCGAGCTTGTACCGAGTGATTCAGGTTGGGCTGAGCTTTCAAATTTGGATTATCAGAAGATTTGGCATCCAGACAGCATTGACTACAGTAAGAGCACGTCGGTGAACCTTCAGTATGGAATGATGCTTTTCCGTTTCAAACTCGATATGGATGCGTCAAAAGTTCAGCAGATCGTCTTAAGTTTTCTTGGCTACGGAACTGCTCCTGCAGGGAATGGCTCCACGATAAAAGTCTGGAATGCAGTAGCTCAAGCTTGGCAAAACGCTGCGAGCGGATCTGGAAGCGCTAATGAATACGTAATTATTACTTTATCCTCAAACATCACGAATTACATTGACTCTAATGGGTATGTTTGGCTTCTCGCAAGAACAACAAACCCGAGTAACGGCACAACTGCAGCCGTTATAAACTGCGATTATGTCAGTTGCACGGTGCAAGTTAATGGCATCACATACCTAAATATTGAGAGTTATCGTGACGTTGACAGGGTTGATGTTAAACCTTTCATCTTCAGGACGGAGTTTATCCTGAAATCATGGTCCTTTGAGGACATTGGAGGAGTATTCTAAAAAGGTGAATTTGAATGAGTGTTGAAACGTACGGTGCACAAGAGTGCCGCGTCTATTTCGTGCAAGAATCAGTCTATGGTCAAACGCCAACAAATCCAACGATGCTTGGCATAAACAGTGAAGGCCCAGATCCTAAAATAAACCCCGCCCTAATCGAAGTCATGGGCGTAGGAAGCAAAGATCTTCAAGCTTTGTACGCTGGCATGCGAAAGGTCAACTTAAAGATTGCCCATGTACCAAGCCCTCTGGCGTCCACCACCTTTCTTCAACACGTGCAAACGTTAAACAGTCTAAGCGTTCTGGTTGCTTACTATAAGGGGTTATGGGCGAGCCCCTCGAATGTCATCGCTTTCATGCATACTGGCTGCAAAATCGACAAAGCAACTGTCTCATGCAAAGTCGATGACATTATTAAGGCAGATGTTGAGCTGATTGGACAAAATGTTTCGAGGTCAACATCGCTACCTACTGGCGCAACCTATGGCGATTATCCTGGAGGGATTCCATTTTACAATGCTAAAGTGCAGAAAGGAGCTGCTGGAGGCGGAAGCTTAACAGATCTTACTGATGTGACTGACTGGAAGTTTGAGATTCAAAACAACCTTAAAGAAGTCCCAGTCATCCAAAGTGGGGGAACAGCGCTACTTCTCAAATACCTTCGTGAACGCAACAGAAAATTGAGCGGAGAGCTTACGTTAGAGTTTGAAAGCGACTGGGCGCTAACAGACATGCTGGGCGACTCTCAATTTAGCCTAAACTTCATTCTCGGCAGTGGGCATCAAGCTTTGTTCACGTACTGCAAGTGGGAAGAGTTCAATCCAACGACAAAAATCAAAGATCTCGTAAGCGTTAAACTGAAGTTTCTCGCTCAAACCGTAGCCATAACATAGGAAGGGGATTTGTTTTGACTGAAAGAAGAACTATCGGCATCGTTTCCTTAGCTCTGGTCATAGGCTTGTTTGCTGGTAGCTTCGCCACATACGCTCTTATGCAGTGGACAGCGAGGATTCCGACAACTGCAACACTGAAACTTGTGGGCGTTGGCGTTTACAAAGACATTAACTTCACAGTTCCAGTCACGCAGATTGATTGGGGCGTCCTGGAGCCTGGGCAGAACGTGAACTTTTCAGCCTATATCAAAAATCTGAGTAACGTTCCCATAACGCTCACAATGCACACGGAGAGTTGGACTCCTGCAAACGCTTCATCTTTCATAAGCCTTTCATGGGATTACAGTGGAAAACAAATCAACGTAAGTGGCTCAATTCCCATAACTTTCACTCTTACCATAGCTCCGACTACTGTAGGGTTGACAACGTTTAGTTTCATAATTGTGATTGTTGGAAGCGGCTAAAAATGCGAAGAGAAACTATCGAGATTGATGAGAAGTTTGGCAAGGAATACGCTGGCAAATACGTGTTTCAAGAGATTACGTGGGCTAAACGCAATCGCATACTGCAGAAGTACACACAGTACAGTCCTAAAACGGGCACTGTCATAACAACGGATTACGTGGCGATTCAAGCTGAGACAATATGGGCTTCGCTTAAAGAGCAGCCTGATAACAAGCCCTTATCGTTAGAGAAGCTGCTTGGTGAAGATGAGAATGGCATTCCCATAGGCTTAGGCGAACTTCTCAGCAAGACAGCTAACAAGCTTAACGCGCTTTCAATAGAAGAGACAAAAAACTCTTGAGGGCGATGAGGCGGAGTAGCCCGCATCCAGCCCTAACTGAGTTTAGGTTGTGTAAAGAGTTCGGATGGACAATTCAGCAGCTTTATCAGCAGCCGAGCAAGAAAGTCAGCGAGTTCCTCGTTATCTTAAGTGAAATAGATCAGCAGACGCAGGAAGAAATTGACAGGGCTAAAAGAGAGTCGGGGCGCCGTTAGAGAATGAGTATCCAGTTTCGTGTTGAGCTTAGTGGCGTTGAAGATTTTGCTGCTAAAATGCGTACGTTAGATGAAGGTATGCAGAACTGTGTCCAAGACGCTTTGAATCAGACGGGTCAAATGGTTGTGAGTCGTGCTCGGGAGTTGGCGCCGGTACGTACTGGTCGCTTGATAGCGGGGATTTACACTCAGATCATTTACAAGTGGGTTGTCAAAATCGCGTGCATGGTGCCTTACGCTTTGTTTCAGGAGCTCGGCACAAGATACATTAGTCCACGCTACTTTTTGACGCGGGCTTTAGCCGAGAACGCGAATAA